ACAAACGTATTTTCTGTCACTGTGGCTGGGCCGCTGCCGCAGTTATCGCCAATAAATACATTGCTAAGGCCAGTTGTTATCTTTTCCCCAGCACTAGTGCCAATAAATACGTTGTTATTTCCAGTGGTCAATTTCTCGCCACAGTTCTCGCCAATAGCAACGCTGTAGCCACCAGTAACGCCAGCAGAATTATTTAGTACGTTGCCAATCGCAATATTTCCGCTAGCTGTCGTTATATCTCGACCAGCCGTATAACCCAAAACGACATTTTTTGACCCTGAAGTTATATCTAGTCCAGCATTGTAACCAAGCGCCGTATTGTTCTGATCAGTGCCACTGCTATTAGTTAAGGCACCCGTGCCAAGACCAACACTGACTCCACTGTCATAAGTAACAGCATCAGAAAGATCATTGATCGCAGACGCACCACCACCACCACCCCCTGATCCGACTTCAACAACCGTTCCACCATCAGTTTTGGTGAAGACACCACCATCAGTGGTATTGATCGCGAGTTCGCCTACAACAAGATCTGAAGCACCGGGATCAGTGGTGCCTCGTTTTTGCTTGATGGTATTAGCCATTGATCAGACCTCAGAAGGTGCCGCCGTCAATGTCGAAGTTAGAGACGGCACCATTTTCGAGAAAAGTTACAAGGTCACTTAATGCAACCTGAACCATCGTTCCAGCATCGTTGATGACCATGCGGTCTGCAGCTGCAAGCGTGGTTGACGTTGCAGAGGTGCTGCCGTCAACAATGTTCAGCTCTGCGGTGCTGGCATTAAGGCCATCAAGTTTGTTGATTTCAGCGGTGGTTGCCGTAACACCGTCGAGGATGTTCAGCTCTAAAGCCGTAGAAGTAACACCATCAAGGATGTTCAGCTCAGCAGTCGTAACTGTGGCTCCATCCAGAATGGCAACTTCAGTTGAAGTCAGGGCAACCAGAGCAGTTGCTGTTGCAGCAGGAGCGCCAGCAAAGGTGTCGAGCTGGGCATCGTATGCCTGAACGTTTGTGCCGATTGCAAGGCCAAGGGATGACCGGGCTGTTGAGCCAGACTCTGCAACAAAAGTGCTGCCGTTGCCGACAATGATGTTGCCGTCAGTAACAGCAAGACCAGCAACTGCAGCCAGCTTGGCGTTGTAAGCCTGAACGTCACTACCGATCGCTAGGCCCAAGTTGGTCCGTGCAGCAGATGCAGTTGTGCCGCCAGTACCACCATCAGAGATGGCAAGCGTTCCAGTGATGCTGGATGCGCCCAGGTCAACAGCTAACTCGCTGCTTTCAATAACAAGGCCGCCATTTGCTTTAGCGTCGATGCTGACGGTGCTACCGCTGACATCAATACCATCACCAGCAACTGGTGCGCCTGATGCTGCAATCGTGATGCCACCAGCAGAATTGGTGATTGTGACGTTATCGCCAGCAGTCAGAGTCGCTTTAGTAAGCGTGTTGCCGGTGGAGTTACCAATCAGCAGCTGACCGTTGGTGTAGCTGGTCTGACCGGTGCCGCCTTTATCAACGGCAATGGTGCTTGCTGACCACGTTCCAGAACTCAGCGTGCCAACAGAGGTAAGGCTGGAGCCAGTAACGCCAGAACCAAGAGTGCTACCGCTAAGAACGCTGGTGCCATTGATCTTGAACTCTTTGCCGGAAGCGAGGTCAATATGCTCGCTTGCGGTCCAGCTATCAGTGCTGTTGACCCAGTTAAAAGTTTTGTCAGTTGCACCTTTGAGCGTGATGCCACCACCATCAGCGGTGGAATCAGTTGGGGTGGCAACAGAACCAAGCTCAAGGTTCTTGTCATCCACCGTTACGGTGGTGCTGTTTACAGTTGTAGTGGTGCCACTGACAACGAGGTTGCCGCCGACTGTGACATTTCCAGTCGTTTCAAACGTGGCAATGGTCGCACCGCTGAAATCCAGCGTGCCCGTATAAGTCTTATTCCCACTGATTGTTTGGTTGCCACTCAGCGTGCAATACGCACCATCACCGCCAATCGCGACAACACTTGTTGCGCTTCCCCCGACGCCACCCGTGCCAAGGCCGTAATACAGAATGCCATTACCAGCATCTGACTCGTTGTAAGCGAGTTCAGCGTTTTCGAGCGAAGAGGGAGCACCTGTACTACCGCCAGACGCCCGACGCTTGATCCGAAGAGTGTTAGCCATGGCTAGAAATTGCCTCCGTCAGTCAGCGTGGTTTGGGTGATGATGGCGTCAGCCTTGAACTGACTGGACGCACCGTCGTAATAGACAATGCTTTTGTCTACTTTAGCGGTCGTATCCACTTGCAAACCACTCACTCCAGCTGGTCCTTGCGGTCCTTGTGGACCAGCAGTCGTAGCAGTGACTGTCGTCGTTACTGGGTTTTGAACAACCGTTGACGATCCATCCGCCGTAACCGTAACGGTGTTGTTCGTCGTGGTGACGTTGACCGTTGTCATGGTGCGGTGTACCCCTGGCTGACGAAGATCACACCTTCCAAATAATACTCACGGTTTTCGCTGCCATCTTCCAGCAACACGTCATACCGCAACTCATCAATGAAGTCTGCGGTTTGCGTGTCGGTCAGACTGATTGTGATCTGACCATTGCTGCGATCGGTATATGCAATCGCAAAGTCAGCGTATTTCTTGGTTCGACCTTCGTTCCACACCTGGGCATACGCTGTATAACCAGTCAGATCGATAACGGCGTCATCACTGTCCTTGAACTGCAGCAGCAGGGAATAATCGGCTCGCCTTTGGAGCGTGATGTTGTACGTCCCAGGTTGGACAGACATGGCGCACCTCCTTAGGCCATCTTAGCTAGAGACCGCCTTAAGCCTAGCCCTAGGCAGTCTCTTTCATGATTTTGATGACGGTGTAGCGCTCTTCCTCTCCAAAATTGACAGCATTTCCAAAACCGTCACTAGCGTTGCTGGTATTGCCACGGCACTGCACGCCGAAAACTGTTTCGCTCGTAATAGTCAAACGATGGCTGATATTTGAAGTGCCGATGTCTCCATCAGTAGTGTCGCTCAACTCTGATGTGCCAGCTTTTAGAACTGTCGCTGTGCCGTCTGTTTCTGCATCCCAACTTACAAGACGTGCTTGGAACCTTCCAACCCTAAACATTGGGACTTCTGCCTCTATGAAATAGGTGCCAGCAAGCAACTTGAATCGAGTGTTTGAATCAGTGCTATTAACAAGCGTTACAAGGTTGTCTGGGTCTATGTCTTTTGTATTTACTACGCGATCTTGAAATGAAGCTGTGCCGGAAGTACCTCCGTCCGTCCCAGAAGGTTTGACATCTGCAATAACTGCATAGCTCGCAAACGCCGCAGTGTTTCCCCATGACAAGGAACTGCCATCGGTGACTAGCGTCTTGTTGGCGTTGCCTGTTTGGCTAGGCAGCAATGCAGCAATACCAGCAGAGGCAGTGGTTTGACCTGTACCACCGCTAGCAATCGGCGTGACGCCACCAACCTTGAAGCCTGCTGGGTCAAGAGTGCCTAGCGTTATGTACCCACTACTGGTCTTGATCTCAAGCGTTGCCGGGCTGTTGCTGGTATTGATGAACGGCTCATGCTCAACTGCGTTTGATGGCGCAGAATTGCCGGAGTTGATAGTGAATACCGCTTCTAACGTGTCGTTGAGCTGTTCCCTAACCAGAGGGAACGTCGTGTTTTCAATAAGGTCAGAACGGTCGCGGTTGACTTGAGCCATTAGAGAGCGCGTCCGAATCCAGTGGCAGTGTAACTGAAACCAGTATCTGAAGCATCTGTCAGCGTTGCTGTGAAGCCCGTTGTGCTCTTAGTCAAAGTTACAAAACCATCCGCTCCTAGGTTCGTCGGCGTGATGACTACTTCTGGGGTTTGGTAAAACGCATTGGCAAAGGTCACGGCATTGCCAGACGTTCCACTGCCAGTTTCCGTGCGCTGCGTTAGCTCAAGAGTTGCGCCGAGCTGGTCCACTGAAACCTTTGTAAGCTCGTCAGTTGTTTCAAGCTCTGCTTTGATTTGCACATGGCGGCCCTGCACTGAAGCTGCCACAAATTCAGCCCAAGGGCCGTAGTCCGATTCAGACGGGGAAGCAACCGTTGCAGTTCTGACGTAAGTGACAACATTCACAACGTCTTGAGCCTCACCGTCGAAAACGCCAACTGCATCGTCGAACAAGCCAGCACGCGAATCAAATAAAGTGCCTGAAACTTGCTGCGGTGTGCTAACAATGCTCCTCCTAACAATGAAGTCAAACTTAGCTCCAAAATCGAAGGTGTCTTGGAACTGATACTCTGCTCCACCATCGGTTTCAAAATACAAGTTATCGGCATAATCCAAAGCAACATACAGGTCTGGCTGTAAGTCAAGGTTGCCTGAAACAACGCTGCAATTAGTTTTTGTCCCGTTAAAAGCTGTGCTTAGGTTGTGCTCTTCATAAGTCTTGGTTGTAAGTAGAGAATCAGGCTCAGGGAGCGAGGCTTCAAACGCCGTTTCGGTGACAGAGCGATTGCCTAGAAAATCTTCTGCCTTCACAAAATACGTTCCAGCAAGCAGCGGCACTTGCTTTTGTGTTGACGCACCAGACACACCGTCAACAACACGATTACTTGCCTTCCACTCAGCCGACGCCAACGCCCGTGGATCGTGTCTAATGATGATTCGACCACCAAGCTGCACGTCAAGCTCAGCTACTTTTTTCCACGAAAGCATCGCAATCGTATTGCTTGATGAAACAAGACTTAGATCAAGAATGTCATTTGGCGCTGTGCCAAGCCCTTTCACTGTATATGTGGCGATTGTCGGCTTGCTAAACAGAAGCCCTGTGCTGCTGATGGCACTTACCTGGATCTCGTAAAGACCTTTTTTAGCGTCAAGTATGTCAAACGTTGTTCCCTGCACAATCGTTTCAATAAAGTTGTCGTCTTCGTGGCGATAACGAACCCTGAACTTTTTGGTAATTTGACCGTCTGGAACATTCCAGTGCCATGTAATCTTGATAGCTACTTGACCGTTTTCAGCAAACTGAATTTCTTTTGTTTCTACAGTCCCCCCAACCGGAATGGTTGCCAACACTTCTAGATCTTCTGGCTGTTCAGGAATAACATCAAGATTTGTCGTATCTCGTGCCTGCAGTTCTTCGCCATCTTCAACGAATGCGTATTTGCTGGCATCATACGCAACTGCACTGATTGTATAAAGCAAACCATCTTGCTCTTCAATCGACAAAATACGCCAAGTCGTAGGCTGTACGTTACTGTCTCCTAAACCATCGCTCTCAAGAATCCAAACACTGTTTGCATTCGGCGTAGTTGCAAAATTGCTATCAACAGTAATTACGCCGTTAGTAATGTCAGTAACGGTAAGATCTTGCCATCCACCGTCAACCGTTCCGTCAGGCAAAATTACATATAGCTTTGAGCCAGTACCAAAGGTCAAATCTGTGTTGGTCGTGTCGTCAACAGTGATCGTGTTGCTTGTTGCAGATTTAATGCGCCCACCTTTACGCACCCCAGAGATCACAGGATCTGCAATCTGAATGACCATCCCAGGTCGGACAACTTGACCTGCATCAAGACTTGTAGTGAAGCTGACGACCTCTTTTTCAAACTTTTCAGAATACAGAATCCATTTGCCGATGCGTGCAGCTTGACCGCGACTTGTGCAGGCAAAAGCGTTGAATTCCTTACGCACCACGCCATATTTAGCGATGCCGTCATGGTCCTCGACGACCTCGTATGCCTTATCCTGCAGGTCAATGTCTAGATAGCTAACAACCACAACAGTTGGGCGAGTTTTTAGGCTGCTGCCGCTGTAGTTAAAGCCATCTTCTGTGACATTGGCAGTGGTGAACAGATAAGCCGCATCCTTTGGCGCGTCCTGTTCAATCGTCAGGCTGCCTGCTGCCCAAAAACCTTGACAACGCATGACCGACAACAGGTCGTTGACCAGCTTGAAAGCCTCTTCAGCCGTTTGAATAGTTGTATTGCAGCTAAACCGCGCTTCTTGGCCGCCGAAACCGTCATCTACTAAAGCGTTGGAATACTTCGACGCTGCAAAAAACGCATACTTATCCAGCTGGGCTGTATCAATGTGGTTGCCAAATCCGTAGCGGGTGTTGGTCAATAAGTTGTAAAGGATCCAAGCAGGGCAAGATGTCCAGGTTGCAGCAGCAAACGTACCGTTCCAAACAAAGTTTTCTGGGTAGATAATCCGACCAGTGCCACTGTCAACAGTCACGCCAGCAGGGATAGCAATCTTGACGCCTTTGACTAAATACTTGCGTTGCGGGATGCTACTAAATTGTTCAGCATCAACACGCAATGCAACCAGTGCGCTGTTGGGGTAACGCAGCTTTGCATATTTTATCTCAGTCAAACTACTCCAACTAAAAGCATTCGTAAGCAAAGAACTGTTGCTGTCTTTATTAACTCGCTCTACCCTAATATCTACGTTGTCTGCTGAATCCGGACGATTCAGGGTTATAAGATAGTCTTTTTGATACTTGTCGGCAGTGCGGCCACTAATTTTGTCTTCAATCAAAACAGCAAATTCACTGTCACTTTGGTATTTGACAAGGATTTTTAATTTAATGTTTGCACCTGTTGTGTCACCAGTTTTGTTGTTAATTTTTTGAAGAGATGGAACGTCAACGGTTACACGAACTGCATCTACCTCGTCATCGACAATAGTCTCAGTGATAGGACCATCTTTAACAACGCCACGATTTATTGCCCGTATATTCTCTGAGCCAGACGTAATTGGGATAAAAGTTTGCGCTTGGGTGCCATTCCGCGTATATACCGTAACGTCTTCAAAGTTAAAGTCCCCTTGAGCGCTTTGGAGCGCAGTACCGTTCAAAAAGATACCCTTATTGCCGTCAACCAATCCCTCAATCTCGCCTTCTGAGATTAGGTCAACCACTGTTGCGTATTGACGAGAATCAAGACTGTCAGGCGTTGTCTTTGGCGAACGGCTACTGCCACCACCTCCTTTACTGCCACCGCCACCGCCTGAACCAATAATCGTGGTCATGCCTGCACCTGCTCAGTGTCAATACCAGCAGAGATGACGACACTGCCGGTCAAAGTTTTGCCGTAGACGATTGGAACTGGTGTCCCACCACGCGAGGTATTTTGAATACCCGAAAAAGAGAATGACTTGCGTGGATCTTGAACGGTGTCCGGGCCTTGTGGGATCTCAGGCGTTGGTGTAAGTAACTGTGAAACGCCTCCCAAAACCAAAGCTAAACCTGTTGTCGCAAGAAAAGTTGAGCCAATACCTGCAGCAGCTGTACCGCCTAGCAGTGCGCTTCCGCCAACACCAGCAAAGGCTGTTCCTGCCCCAAAACTTACAAAAGACAATCCGATCAATGCTGCGCCTAAAAGAATTGAACCTCCGCCACCCCCGTCACCCATCGCACCAACAATCACCGGCACGATCTTGATCTCTTCCCGCCCCACAGGATTGTGCAAGTCATCAAGCGTCAACGCACCAGCACCCACCAGCACCTTGTAATGTTGATCCGCCATGTGGCGGTCAAGCTGCGGAAAGTTAGCGATCAGCATCCGCACCGCTTCAGCAGCAGATGACAGATCAGCCTCAATTACCTTGCGGCCAACAAACTCAGCTAGCTGTCCGTAAAGCCTGACCTTACGCAACATGACGCAGCCGCCTCCCTGTGCATGATTGTAGCCAGCCCCCATAGAGATCTCTAGAGGACAACCTCTCCGAAAGGTGATGCAGCACCATGCCATCACCAATGAAAACTGCACAATGATTCAGGCCGTTGCCGTTGATCTGCATCAACAACAGATCACCACGTTCCAATGGCTCGTCTTCTGCAAGCTCCCGAAACCCAGTAGCAGCCCACGCTCCATCGAACATTGGAGCCGCTAAAAACTGTTCCGGTGTTGCTGGTCTGTCCCAATCACGCAAGTTGATGCCCTGCTCTGCGTACCAGTCGCGTGCAAGTGTCCAGCAATCGCTTACAGCCCAGGTCCACTTGCGGCCAATCAATGGCGCTTTGTAGCCACAGGGCATGTATTCACCCCATGCCTCAGTCTTTGGGTTGACGATGTACCAGGGCAAGCCGTGCTTTTCTGCCGACACCTTGTCAGCCTCACTTGCAACTGGCAGCGTTTTTGGATGGCTGTGCACAATGCCTATGATTTCGCCTGCATCGTCTGCGGCAGCGTAATCCTCGGGATTGAGGATGAACATGTCCTCTAGGTTGTGCGCCATATTTCTGCACGCCCAGTATTTCTCGCGGCCCTTGACCACAACAACCAAACCAACCGCCTCCCATGGGTAACGATCCTTAGCGTCTTTGAGTGCTGTGTCCCGCCAAGTCATGCAAAGAACGTCCCAATGCCCGGATAGCCGCCAAATGGCAGCTCATTTACATCGCCAAATCTGCATTCACAACTGCTTTGCTTTTTGCCGCAAACATCCTCAGCGTCCGTAAGCACTCCCTCATCACTGGCGTTAAAGCGTGTGAACTGCACGCCGTCAACGTTTTTACCCGGTCCATCCGTTGGGTCATAACCGCACTCAGCTGACTTGTAGACCCATTGACAACGGCTGATGCACTGACGCTTTGGTGCTCGCACACCAGCAAGGTCAAACGCAGACGCCAGCTCAAACTCAATAAGGTTGCGGTTTTCAGCTGACTTGCGATCGACGTAGTAAATCTCTTTCGGGAAAAGTGCCGTGCTGTCAGCTGTAGTGTTGTTTGACGAGTAGCCAACCTCCCAGTAGTCAGCCACAACATAGGTTTCATACGTTGACCCGATGAAGTTTTCTGAGTCGATGTACTTTGCCAGCGTCCGTAGACGGGTTACCTTTGCGCCTTCAAGCCCGTTTGGTAGCGTTACAATCAACGCCGTAATGGTGCTGAACAGGTTGCTGATCCGAAGTGTTGGACGTGGCAAGCTGCCTTGGCCGTTGTAAGCAAAACCATCAGCCTCTAGAGGTATGGCCGTATAAGTTTGGCCGCCGAATACGATTCCTCCAGCACCACCTTCACGCGCACCGCTGAAGTAATGGGTTGTTGCAGTGCCGTGCTGGTCCGTATTCAACTCAAGTTGAAACAGCTCAATGACTTCTGAAGGCGCAATAGCCTGCAGCTCACTGATAAGTTCCGCGCTGGATTGCTGGTCGTCATATCCAGCATTCCAGTAGCCGGTGACGACGTAAACCATGCTTATGAGGTGACAGCTTTAACAAGCGCAAAGCCAATCACAATGGCTTCTGACAACGAACCAGCAGTGATGTTGCGGACGTTGATGCTGGCAGAACCTGCAGCACACTGTGCGTTCAACAAGTAAGAACCAGCCGTACCACCGCTGACATGATTGAGGACGAGAAGGTCAGTGGCTGCAATCGTTGTGTTCGTCAACGTAAACGACACTGTGGTGTCAGCTGCCAAGGCTGCATCGTGCAAAGTGATTTGCCCGCACTTATTGCTGAGCGTGACACCTGTGCTCTTTGAGGTTCCCTGCGTAACCGTTCCACCATCGCCGGTCACATAGCCAGCTTTGTTGTCACGAAGGTCCGTGAAGTTGGTGTCAACCTCGGTATGGGTGAGCGGGCTACCCTTCGTGGCTCTTGTAGTGATAGCCATTACGGTACGAAGACTTGGCGGAATGTTGCTTGTATCGTAGCCCGGTTCAGGTAAGGGATCGACTTTGACCAGTTCTCACAAACAAATTTTGAGCTACTGCTTTCACCCGGCGGCGTGAAATCGAAGCTTTCCATGTTGTTCGCTGCTCTCTCGTCTAAAAACGTTTCGATGGTGTCCGCGTCAGTCTCTGACACCTCAAACGTCAAGCTGAAGGTCTTTGGGTTTTGATTTAAGCCAAAAGTCAGGAATTGTTCGTAGCCATCACCAAAGCGAACATTGCGCGTGTTTGGCTGACTCTGTTTTTGAACACCGTAGGTTGGCGTTATCGAAGGGAAAGTAGGCATCAGCGTGTCAGCAGTCCTCCGGGTCGTTTTTGCTTGATTAACTCAGCTTGGACAGCAGCGCCAATCGCTTTGCCCAGTTGATTGGCGGATGGACCGTCGCCTTGAACAGACGAACCCGAAGCATCCACGTTCACCACAATGTTAGACCCGCCCATTGCGTTGTTTGGAACGATATTGCCCTGCGCTCCAGGGATAAACAACTCAGGACCACGCTCGCCAACCATATAGGGACGGCCCGCTCCAACCTGCCCGCCGAGCGCTTTTCCGCTAAACGCTCCTGAGAAATCAAGACCAGCGGTTTTAGGTGTTACACCAAATGTGCCGCCAATGTCGGGACTGCTAGGTGAAAAGCCGCTTGGCACACCTGGAGAGGGGAAAAAGCTCATAAACAACTTCACCGCTTGCATCTTGAGCTGAGCTGCAATCATTTGTGCAGCCATATCAAGGAAATGATCCGCTGTACGCTGGAACAGATTGGCCAACGCCTGCTGAGCAGTCATGCTGCCTGTAACAAGCCCCTTAAATGACTCGCTAAACGCTCCTCCAAGTGTTTCAGCGAGACCAATCAACTGATTAGCCGGATTCATCAAGTCATTTAGCTGCCCCTGAAGTTTTGTCAGGTACTCCTCTAAGACCTCACGATCACTCTTTGGCGCTAACGCTTCGTTAATTGCACCTTCAGCACCCTCTTTTTTGCCCTCAAGACCGGCAATCTTCCGCTCAATCTCTTCTAGTGCCGCTATCTGGCCCTTCAGAGCTTCTTCTGTTGCACCCTCTGCTCTGGCTTTTTCAATAGAAGCCTTGAGGCTTAGAACCTCAACGTCAAGTCTTTCAATCAACTTGTCGTAGGTCCGATCCAGCTGTTTTAGTTGCTTTTGAAGCTCAATAGCCTGTTTAGCTGCAGCAGGTGTACTGCCTTGCTGGATTAAACGTGCATACTCTTTCTCAAAGGCAATTTTGTCTTTGTTTTTATTGATAATTGCGTCCAGCTGGTCATCAGCCCTTCTAAAAGCGTTCTCTGTCTTCTTGATTTCTCGATCAACAGCGTCAATCCTGGACTCAATGGCTCGTTGCCGCTTTTCGTCCTGCTTTGTTGCGTGACGCGCAGCGTTTGCATCAATAGTTGCAATTTGCTCAGCAAAATCCGCCTCAACGCCACGCAACGTAGCACGAAGCCCTGCCAAAGTTAGGTTGTCTTCTGCAAAATCTTTGTAAGCTTTTTCAATACTATTTAACCTAACCTGTCTAGCAATGTTTTGCTGCAACGCTATGCCTTGCGCTGTGTGCTTGTCCTCTCCAAGAGCAATCAACTCTGTATTAAGAGCCGTCAAGCTGGTTGACTGATCAATCAGCCTTGCTTGATCTTTGCCAAGTTTGACATCTAACTGACGCAAACGAAGAGCTTCTCTTTGGGCCTTAGTTCCGTTCTCTAAAAGATTTAAGATTCTTTCCTGCTGTGCTATACGAGCTTTTGGATCCGCACCAAGAGCATCAAGAGCCGCAACTGCTGCGACGATCTCTGGATCCTTGCTTTGACGCGCTTCAAAAACCCCTGCGCTACGCTCTCTTGCCTGTCTTACACCTGGTGTTTCGCCCGTAATAGTATTGATTAGCTCGGCAACAAAGGCTCCAATCTTTGTTGTCAGGACAGCAACCTCGTTCTGCAGGTCAACTATTCGAGCACTAAATAGCTCAAAGGCTTCAACCCCATTCTTTCCGACAACTCTCTCTAGCTCTTGACTTGCTAACTCAAGAGCAAAGGCTGACTCTCCTGCTGCTTCTAACTCTTGAACAAGAGAAGCAAATGCTGTGTTGCTTTTGCCGACCGCTCCAATAATTGCTTCTGTATCAGCTGTCAGAGGATCTAGCGCTTTACCCAGATCAATCGCCTTAGTCGCCAACCGGTCAATAAGCGTGCCGATTTGCGTTCCAACCAGGGACAGGCCAAAGCCAAACTCTCCGCCAATCATTCCACCGCCAAAGCCACCTGCAGCGCCACCTGCAGCGGCTCCTAAGCCCTGGCCAAACAACAGCGGAAATGCACCACCAATCAATGCACTGCCTTGAGCAGATTTAATTCTTTGAGCACGCGCAGCTGCTGCTAAAGCCGCAGGGCTGCCTGGGATGCCTACCGCTCCACCAATCGGGCTAGTTTGGCCAGTAAGTCTTGTTGCTTCACTTCTATTTCTAGTGGCCTGAGCGAGTCGCCTATCAAAGTCATCTGCAGCCTTTTGATTAAGGCGCATAGCATTATTAAATATCTCCTGCTGCGCGTCCATTTCGCGCTTAATTTTTTCTTGCAGTAAATCTATCTCTGTGTTGTTTAACTTGCGAGCAAAGTCTTGCTCAATGTCAAAGATTTCACGGGCAAATTTTGCTTCTGCGTCACGCTGTTTTTTTATTGCAACCATAGGATCTGGTGCAAAAGGCTGGTTTGCTCCTGATGGATACTGCTCTGGATCTCCTCTCAAGAACCGAGCCCGTCGCCTCATACGACCGGCAGAGATGTTCTTGGAGATAAACTCTTCAAGTTTTGCTCGTTTCTCAGCTGCTTTTATCGCAGAATTATCATTAGCCAAAAGCTGGCGCTGCAACCGATCCAGCTCCCTGTACTTTTGCGCAGTCTTGTCTAATTCTTCGTTTATCTTTCGCTGTGCTCGTCTTTGATCAAACGACTTTAAATTATTAGAAAACCGAGTAAACGCCCTGTCAGCAGCCTCAAGACCATTAACAATTTCCCTGACTTGCTCTCCCAGCTGCTTAGCAGCGTTTTGGCCCTGTACCTTGACCTTGATATTTACGCCGTAATCAGCCACAAGCCTGGACCAAGACCTATTGCTCCACTTTACCGCCTGCCAACACTTTGCGCCTTTCCACGCATCTTGGCCTGATCGTGCGCTTTTTCCTCTTGTTCAGCCTTTAATTCGTAGAAAGCAGCCCAACCGACCAGCTCTTCTTGCGTCAAATAACAAGAGAGCTGAGCCACGGTAGTGCCCAGCTCCTTTGCAAGAAAAAAGATAAAAAACCAGTCGCTACTAGCTTTTCAAGTCAGCTTTCGCTTCCTCCACCTTGTTCTCAGCTCCAGAGTTCAGCATTGCCAGCTGAATCTCTTGCAGGATTGAAGCGTCTACAGCATTTCGCAGCTGAGCCTTTTCGCCGTCTTGGAACAAACGCTTGCCGTCAGCGTCTAAAGCTTTCTCGATCATCATGCCTAGAGCAAAATCGGCAGCATCGTCAGAGCTGGATTTTTTCTGAATCGACTCGCGCTCAGCAATCGTCAAAGGGTGCCAATACACCTCAAGCACCACTTCATCGCCATCCTTGACCTCATGCTTGTAAAGCTGGCTAACGCCAAACTTATTGCGAAGCAGCTCAGTGGCACGCATAAAACATTGTCATTTCAACTAATATACTATACAACTGCCGTAAACTGGCAAGAAATAATTCCTAGGAAATGAGGACGATCCTCAAGCTCTAAAGCACTAGGCCCAGTAACGTCTAAAACTCTTGGAGAAACACTAAACGTATCAGTGTAGTTAGCAGCATTGACCGATGTCAGTCCGTCGATTACTGACTCGCTAACCGCCGCAAGCGCTGCCGTACCAGCAGACTTGGGCACATAGACGTTGCACTGAATAACTCCGCTGTAGTAGTCAGAAGCTGCTCCGTGGTTTTGCAGCGTTGACTGATTAAACGTAACGCTCATTGACACGTATTTTTTAGTCTTGCCCGGAGTGGTAAAACGAACGTTGTCATAGACCATCGACACAGTAGCGTCTGCAGCTACTACTGCGTCAGTTACAGCTTTTTCAAAAGCAGCTCGGGCATTTACAAGAGTCATGACTCCTCCATGATGAAGGTTGATTCGCCCATCAACGGAGTACCCGTCTTAGAAGTCGGAATCCTGCCCAGAGGATACTTGGGCGAGTAAACCCTAGCTTTGCCTTGAACTGCAGCCCTAATAGACGCTAGCCGAGGACTTTCTCTAAACGCTTGATCAACTTTCCTTCCTACATCTTGGATGTACGCAAGGCTTAAGCCATCCTCCAACGCATACGCCGCATAGGCCGCAGCATTGCCAATATAAACAACAGGATATTTTTTGAAATTAAAACTATAACCATTTAGCCCAAACCGTCGCTTAATTTCTCCTATGTTTTTCTTGACCCCAAAAGGCGTCATTACGCCGTCTTTGCCCTGAGTCTTTGTGTGGTAAACGGTTGACCATGGCTCTTTTTCTCGTCGATTACGATCGCTGGTTTCTCGACTTTCTCTTCTAACCGCACTTCCTCCCTGGGCTTTCCAGCTAGACGCAAAATATCCCGTATAAACAGGACTGTTTTGAGGAGTGGAAAGGTCGTCTATAACCGTATTGATAAACCTGTTAAAACCTTGATCAAAGTAAGCTTCGTAATCGGTTTCAAAATCAAAAAGGTCGGTGTCTGTAAACTTGCCCACTAGAACACCACCTCCAAGATAAACAGATACTCTTGGCCGCCCCTGTACGTGCGGATGTCTACAATTTGAGCCGCACGATCCGCTCCAGCAAACTTCAACGTCACCTCATCCTGGAACGTAGGTTGGTTGCCGCCAATCTGGTCAGGCGACACGTAAACCCTTGCCGTTCGCTTTTCTGCCTCCGTCTCTTCTTCTGAACGAATAAATTCAATCGGGCACTTCAGGTTGAAGTACGGACGATCAAATGTCGTAAACGTGCCCTTGGCTGTGTCATACGTCCCATCAAATTTGCGGGTGTAGTCAATCTTGGTGTCTAGGCCGTCGCCAAGGTCCGCAACGATTGCCTTAGCTGCTTCTTTAAAAACCTTGTCGAGTGCGCCTGCCATCTCAACCCCTCACAACGCGGAGAGAATACGAGCCACTGCCGCCCAGACAATAAGCGCCGAGATAAGA